TGAACGTACTAATACCATTTACATCAACAGTATCCATAGTCAATACAGGAGTTGCATTAAACAAATCAATTACAGCAAATCCTTGTCCCATATTAACATCCCACCAAGCCATAGGAATACCATGATTAGCAGGAGTTGCAGCAGCAGTATAATTGATCATTTCTACATAATCCGGCTGGAAAGGCAGATTTATAATCTGTGCCCCACCAGTTGATATGAATTTACCCTTTGCCATTCTAGAATATTCTGTCATATTACACCCCCAAACTCGATAAACGAGTGCATAAAAGGTTTCTGATGGCTGTATCCTGAGTGATCGCTTGCGCTTGAGCAAATTTGACTGCTAAAGTCGCATTTTGAGCGAGCATTCCAGAATAATAAGGATCTCTATAAATCAAATTCATGCTATAGCCGTCTTGATTTATATGAGTGATTGCTTGTTTACCCAATACAGTATTGTAATAAACATCATTGCCTAGAAGACTCGCACTTCTAGCTACAGGAGCTTCAGAACTAGTGAGGATTCTGATGTTTCCTACAGAACCATATTCAGAAGGCAATGCAGATGCATTGGTTGGATAATTCCATTGAGACAAGAATGAAAGAGACCCGAAACTCTGTAGAGAATCGAAATCCGTTTGCAATTCTGTTGAGCTCAACATAAAATATGCTGAACGCACAGGTCCCGTTCCAAATCTATCCATACCTTCGATACCGCTCATAAATTTATAAGCATTATTAGTATCCAAGGTCGTAACCACTAAACTGCAATCTGTTACACCCAAATTTGTTGGATTATCACCATTGCTTCCACCACCAGCATTAATTTGACTAGCCGCAGAAACGATATAATCTCTGAGGATCAAATCTTCTGCTTGACGCATTGCTACTGCAAGACGTTCAGAAACCCAAGCCAATACACCCTCTTGGTCTTGAAGAATTACTTGTTCATTGATAATGCATCCTGTACCAAAAAATGCCATTTGTGCATCGATGATATCACGTTGTGGAACTTGTGCAGGGGGATCAATACCGCTATTGCCCAATTGGATAGTAGGCGGCGTTAAGGCACGAGGACGCATAAAGCGGCAAGTCGTACCACCATTAGGAGGCATGCTGATTTTATCACATACCGTAATGTAGTTCATTGTTGGGGTTGGAACATATAACATCGCAGGCGCAAGCGACTGAAGTATCATCGGGCCCAAATTCCCAGTTGTCGTAATAGACATACAACCTCTTTTAGGTTGAGATTATGCTAAGACATGCTGATCGGTTGACGATACCTACTTACGTCGATTCTCAATCACATCAGGGTGGAAATGCGAATTCCTTTACGCAATTGATCCATAACGCAGGACGGGCGAAATTTATGTATAAATAAAATTTATATTATTAGTCAACAAAAGTATACAACATCTAATATTGATGAATAAGCTAAGTAGAGGTAAAAATACGATATAATTTTTTTATATAAAAAATATATCTACCCAATACACCATGCCAAAATGAGCAAGTTTAATTGTAAAATATTTCATGACAAATGTAATGCCACATGCTGTAAGTGTGTTCCTATACAAAAAGAAATATATGAGAGGAATCAACATAACATTATAGAGACGCCAGAAAAAATAATGGAATTTATAGGTATAGATCCCCTGGAAGATAAAAAAGTATCACTTGTTCTTCCCATTACAAAAACCGGCTATTGCCCTTTTCTAAGAAAAGACCTTCTATGCAATATACAACACGATAAACCTAGTGTCTGTGAAAAGTATGGCAATGAGAAATTGCCATGCCTACGGTGCCCTTATCAAGATAAAAATGGCAGAAAAAGAAGTCGTCAAGAAAACAGAAAAATTATTAGAGACGCTCAAAAAGAAACTCAAAAACTAATCAAAATCGGCAGTAAAAAAGACGATTAAAAAATATCAAAGATTTGATAGACAAAGCCACTTTTCACATAAGGCCTTTTATCAGACGCAATTTATAATATCTTTAAAATTTTAATTCTTACGTGAAATTTTAAATTTAAAAGTGTATTTTCAAGAAAATTTTTATGCTGGTGTTTATTAATGAAAAAAAATAAAGAACCACTTCCTAATGACGCAGAACTTTTAAAAATAAAAGATGAAAAAGTAGAAAACTTATGGAAAATTTGGGATGCAGCTTATGCATCTTTTTTAAAAAAAGAATATGATCAATATTACTTAGCTTCAATTATGGAAATGACAATCTCAGGCATTAGAGAAGCAATGGAACAACAGTATAGAGTTTGGAATCGAGAAAATTTCAGATATGAGAAAAAGAAGAATTCGTCTACATTTGTCTAGAAAACAAATGATTCTTATGTATGAACAGAATATATTTTTTAAGGTGCTTTTTGATTTCTTAAAGGAACTTCCTCCTGATTTTGATCCCAAAAACACTTCTCTTCTCGATGCTTATGATATTATAATAAAATTTATGGAAAAACATGATTTATTAAATGAAGAAGATCAATAGAAGTTAAATTACCAATCCACTTCTATGTTAAAAAAATTAAATCCAACCCATTCACAAGACCATTTATTACTTACTTGCATGCTTAACATGTGATTTTTCTTTATGGTGAACACTTGCCATCTTATGCAAATGGCTCATATGTTTTTTTGCTTCTTTCATATGATGATCATGCATTTTCTTATGATGTGCATGTGAATGCTCGCCACCCTTAACTTCTTCATTATGAGTTAACTTATGTTTTGTCATTTTTCCTCCTGTTTCATATTTGATATAATATTAAAAATATCATTTTATATCTCTTAAATTCTTAAGCGATTTTTTAATTCCTGCATTTTTTGGTAAGCATTTTTCTTGCCGGATTCACTAAAATCTCCTGCAGCAGCATATGGCGGCGTATTTACAGAGGAAGGTTGATAATAGGGACTTCTTCTATTCGCATCGATTTTATCTTGTACAGATGACTGTTTCTGTTCTGGCTTATCTAATCCCAAAGCCTTGATATTATTATAGACAAGTTGTTGTCTTTCAAAGGAGTCTGGCATTTTCAATATAGAATCTGCTAATTTTGGGGCTATGGTTGGTAATTTATCTGCATGTTTTTGTAAAACTTCAAAAAAATCCGGATTATTTTCTATCCACATTTCTTGGCGAAGCTCATCTTTGGCATTTTTTTTAGCCAATTCCATTGCTTTTTGAATCTCACTTTGAGTATTTTGACCAAATTTAGAAAGAGTTTTATTTAATTTTCTATGATCTACATAAGGCTCAGAATCTTCATCATCTTCTTCTTTATTTTGATATTGTGATCGCAATTTGAGAACTTCTTTTTCTAATTCTTCTCTTGCAACAGCTTCGCGCGCCCTGGCTTCTTTTTCTTCCACCAATCTTTTTTCCATCTGGCGAAAATTATATTCCTTATCATTTTGTTTTGTTTCGACTGCTACTTCTTGAGCTTCAGCTGACATGGGCTAACTCCTTTAAAAATTGCTTTACTTATATTTAAGTAAAATATTTGATATATATCAACAATAACATATTTATAATTTAAATTTTTATGAAAATTGATCGTTTAGAGGCTCATGACAGACTTTTGCATTTCAAAAAAGATCAGGAATCAAATCTTTTTCAAGGAGCAGAGGAATGTTTAAAAAAAAATTCTCTTTCACTTTATCTCCAAGAAAAAAGTCATTATATATACATTTTCGCACATCCTAGGACGGATGATGATGGCACTACTAAAATAATGTTCTGGCAACCAAGGCTAACAAAGCCAACTCCTCAAACTAATTCTTATTTATTCAGAGCCATTTCTAAAACCGATATAATAGAAGTATGCTGGATGATTCCTCCTTCTGATCTGTGGAATCAATATAGACAAGGAAATATTACTGAATCTGATCTCGTTTTGTGGTCAATAAATGAATTTTCTCACAATAGAAAAAATTTGTCCAAACCTAGTCATGACGATTTCAGTGAAGAAAAAATCAAGTCTATTTACATGGCTATTGCAAAAGATAGAGAAATAAAAGATTTGAAAAAAGATATTCTAAGCTAAAGATTTAGGTTTATTTTTTAAACCTTTTTGAGAAATAGAATGCATTCCGACTGTATTTCCTCTAATTCTTCCTAACTTTTGGACAATTCCCGTACCATAATAATCACCCAATCCTTTTTGCGATCTAGGAGTATGAGAAAATTTATAAGGTTTTTTGCTAGCATTTTTCACTCAATATATTCCTGTTCCAATATTCTAGGCGGCACATAAGAAGTCTCCATTGTTTTAACACGGCCATAAGGAAGTGTATCTACTCTTTGTTTTGAAGGACCCATATGGCCCACAGGGTTACGATGGCCAATTCCATAATGCGAACCGGCATCCACATAACAACTAGTTCTTTCATCGTAAGGGGGAGCACGAAAATCCCAAGGAGAATTTTTTTTCTTTCCTTGAGGTGGAGCGATTGGGTCTTTAAATCCTGTTTTCATATAACCTCTTAAAAAAGATACTTTTGTCTGGCTCGGACTTCAGGATCAAAGTATTAAATCTCCTTTGAGTCGTCCGGAAAAACCAGACACTTGGCCACTCAATCTAAAAGAGGACATCACATTTTAAGTGAATCCCATACCCATTCCAATTTGTCGGTGGGATCTCAGGGTTACCACCTTTCCCAGGCATGTCTCCTGTCTCTTATTATAGTCCGAGGCCTCGACTTTTTAGTAACGGTATCCTTCTTTCATAGGATATTTCTTAGTTTGAGAAACGCTTTTCTCTTGTACAGACTTAATCGCTTTTTCTGTATCTTCATATCTCATCACAGAGCCTGAACCTTCTTGTTCGGAAATAGACTCCATTTTTGCACCATCTGCAAAAATTTGACCGCCTTTTGCTTTCCCTGTCCAATTGGCATGATCATCAATTCTCATACCCCCAGAAGCAACTCTTTTTGCCATTTTTTGACTATCTGCCATATTTACCTCACATAAACCTTGATCGGCTCTATTTGTTATTCTATTCTCATTATAACTTTATTATCGTATTCTTCAAGAAATTCTTTTATACAATCAATCCTCACTAGAAGCCAACCACTTGACCCTTATTTTCTTCAGACATTCCACCCATTTGCGAAGGATTTTGCATTTGTCCCAGTATTTTGGATAAAAATTCATTGCCCGATGACATTTTTTTCGCTTCCAATTTTTCTCTTGATTCGTTGATTTCTTCTCTGTAATCGAAGCTTTCGATTTCGGAGTTTTTGAGCAGTGTTTCAATTTCTCCATATTTTTCTATTGCCTCAAGTAATTTAGTTGTGGCTTCCATTTTCTCTTTAACCGCCATGGCATGATTTTTAGAAATCATACTCAAGCGTTCTTCAAATAGACCTATATTACTATCAGATCTACTATGACGCTCTCTGGCCATTGCAAGATTATTTGCAGCCTTTGTATAAAGTTCTTTAAGTTTAGCGTCTTCAAAAGCATGCTGCACTGCTGTTTGTTCTTGTTGTAACTGTTGAGCTTGCTGTTCATTTTGTTGTAGGAAAGAAATTATTTCTGATTTCCCTGTGATATTCAATTTTGGAATAATCATGGAAGCAGGAAATACTTCTCTCCCAAATGCTTGATTCATATCTAACATCTGTTGAGCTTGTAAATTCTGTTGCATAGGTGTCAAATCTGCTTCTTCTACCATAGTATGAAACTTAGAAAAGATTTTGCTATAGAAGAAAGGCGAAGGATCTTCTCCTATGTATAATTTTACTTTTTCTGCGTTCCAATTATTCAGACAAATTTGGAGAAGCCGTTCACCTAAAAGTTTATCTGAATAATCCCATTGGTCGAAATATTTCTGGAAAACCATCAAGTTAGCAGCTTGCTTCAGCATCATGGTAAGACTAGATATCTGTTTATCTTGCTGCCCTGACCAATTTTCTAGGTTAATCCCAGATGTTTGATAAATAAGATCCGCCATTTGCTGGCCAAGTTCTAAATCAGATTGAGGAACTGCCGAAGGGATGATCTTTTCTACATCGGTCATATCATACCCTTCATTAACAATAACGTCCCATCCTTGTCCTGATTTCTTTAGATTATCCTCATTAGCCACCGCGCCGACCTTTCTTTTCCACCCCGCATTAATGGTAGCCGCTGCAATGTCATTATTAGTGATGATTTTATAATTAAACAGAAACTGAGGGTCGCGCATAGTCCGGATAAGAGAGCGCACCCTAAGATCGTAATAGTTAATATGAGGCTCATAATTCCAAAAATAAGGAATAAAAGGACAGCCATCAAACCCCAAAGGATTATCTCCTTGAAACATGAGTTGATCATTAAGAACAACCGCCAACTTCCAGCAAGGAACTTCAACTGTTACCTCCTCCATATCAGGGACATTATAAAGTATTTCTTCTAAATTTTCCTCACCGCCAGCAAAATCAAAGAATTCATTCCTTGTTCTGCTATAAAGGCGCTTCTTTTTTCTTTTCCATTTATACCAGACGTAAGACAGGACCATAAGATCATTACGAGCCATATTATAATTCTCAGGAAGGAAATAGAAGCTTCCATATCTTTGAGGAGTCCCCGCCATAGGAGCAATTGCCGCTGCTTTGTCAGGAAACCTATTTTCAGCTTCTTTTTTTGAAATATATTCTTGACACCAAACAAATTGTGCATCACTCATATCAGGAGACCTAAAATAGGGGTCTACTAGAAAAGCATTGTATTCCCAAATCTTTACCTTCAATTCCCCTTGAGCTTGATCATTATTCGTAAAATCTAAGTAAGGCTGCATTAACACCATGCCAGAAACAGTAGCCAATTCTTTTGCCTTAGATTTCTGTTCGTGTAAATCTCCAGCATTAGCAATATGAGTGATCAACTTTGTATATTGATCACATGTTTGTGGATCAGCGCCTTCAGAAGCCTGATACATCCATTGCTTTCTATGCTGTCTTTCATAACCTGTAATCATATTCACAGGTTGCTGGCATAAATTAAAATAATATTGCTGATACGAAGTAGTGGGAGCAAAATTAAAATATCTATTTACAAAAGTCTGCGACCCAGCATAAAATAAAGTATCAATATTGGACTGATTCCACCTTGATTGTTCAATAGGCTGGAACTTACTGTATAAGTTATCAAGCCATTGTCTTACATTACCTTGTGATGGCTCAAGAGCATTATTCCATGGAGGATAATAGAAAGCCAAAGATATACCTCATTCAAATATCTATTATTACATGAGGATATCAGTAAAAATTTTATTAGTCTAAGGGATTCGTTAACTTAAAATTATCAGTATAATTCTGGCAAACAATATACCGTTACTGGATTTTCAACCACTATAGTTTCACCGCCACATCCCAAATCTTTCATAGGCTGATCAATCCAATAATTCTGAATTGCTTTTTTTATCGCACGATCTTCAATGTACATTTCTGCCTTTCTTGCAGACATAGTAAGAGAAGATTTTAATATTTTTTTTTGTTTCATTGTAATTGGCTGTTCTTCAGATGGATACCATTTGCCAAAGTTTCCATTCAGTTGTTTTTCGCCATAACTTTTTATTAAAGGGACAATCTTATTTGCGTACCATCCATATTGCTGGGGCCATAAATGAGCAGACCCTCCCCAAATATAAAAACTTCCATATTGATCTTTCCAATGCACTTCAGCACCAAAAATATTAAATCCACTTTCTCTTTCTCCTCCTATTCCAGGGCCTTTTGTCCTAATCAATTCAAAAAGAGAAAATCCCCAATCATGAGGTAAATAATAAAAATTTTTATATTTTTCTATTCTTCGAATTCGACATTCATAAAACTGAAATGGAGAAATTCTAACATCTAAAACATTAACTTGAGGACTACGAAATCTTGATTTATAAAATTCAGTAGCTTCCTTAACAGACCTTCTCTGTGCCTCTGTAAAAGACTGAAAAGTTGCATTATTATCTATATCTTCCCAAGACATCATTTTAGGATCGTTTCCGCAAAATTCTAAAACAAAACATTCATATTTATTTTCAGAAAGCCTGAGTCCTCTTCCTATCATTTGTTTATATAATACAGGACTACGTGTAGGTCTCGCAGAAATAATTGTTTGAATGGGAGGAAAATCAAATCCTTCTGATAATTTGACTGCATTAGTTATGAACTCTATTTCTCCGTTTTTCAACTGACACAAGATTTTTCCCAATTCATCTTTGGGAGTTTTATATGAAACACAAGCTGCTTTACGATTTTTTTCTTTTAAAAGATTAGATATTTTTTCAGCATGATCAACAGAAGTACAAAAAACTATTGCAGGGACTTTTTCTAAATACTGGCATCTTTCCGCTACTATTTTATTAATAGAATCACAGTTCATCACTCTGTCTAATTGATCAATTTTATAGTCTCCCCCAGTATTTTTTATATTTTTTAACTCTCTATCAATCACTACTCTTATTCCATAAACTGGACAAATATACCCTTGTTGGGTTGCCTCTGACAAAGTCATTTTAAAAGAATGCGATTCGAATATAGAGGAAAGTTGAGCTTTATCTCCCCTTAAAGGAGTTGCTGTGAAACCCAACAAAATCTTTTTCTCAGAAAATATTTTGAAATATTCCAATACTTTTAGATAAGAAGCTGAAGTTGCATGGTGAGCTTCATCAATAATAACCATTTCAATATCTTCTGGTTTATATTTTTCAAGATTCCTACATAATGTCTGTATCATTGAAATATTAATCTTTGAAAGCGTTTCTTTTTTGGTGCTTGAGATGATGGATATTTCATCTTCTTTGAAACCACATAACTTTGATTTTTCATAAGTTTGATGCAACAGTTCTTCTCTATGGACAATTATTAAACAATTTTTGTCCTTTCTTTTGGCGGCACTTAAAAAAGTTATTGTTTTCCCCGTGCCGGTTGGCATTGAAATAAGTTGAGAATGAGAAGGATCTGAAAAAATGGCATCAATTGCATTTTCTTGGTAAGAATATAATTTCATCATTTTCCTGTTTCATACATCAAAATAATTAATATTAACAGCACGGAATTTCAGGAAAAGTCATTTCCAAAGCATGATTTTCGTCTTTCTTATTAGCTGGAATTCTTTTTGATTTCTCAGGCCCCTTAGGCAATTCCATCCAATGTGTTATGTTAGTAACGTAATAAGAAGGTCCAAATGAATTTTCATGATCACGATCAATTGGGAAACTATGCATCCAGCAGTCATCAGGATCATATTCATTAAAATAATTCGCTGTCGTATAATTTCCCTCTTTATCCACAACGATAACATCTTGCAAGTCAGGAGGAAGACAGTCCTCAACACTTATCCATTCAGTAGTGGGGTTTTTTTTTGAATCATTGGTTGGTAAATTTCTCAAATCGCTTTCAGAAAGTTTAGATAAAATTTCTTGGAATTGATCATAGATAGTACATGTACACTGTAAAGTGTGTTCGCCACATTTTTTACATTCCCCACTCATTGCCGCCTCTTACATCAATTTTGTGGTTTAAATCTTTCTTCTACAAATATATCGATAAATTCACGTAAATCGAATTCTTTTTCTTCTTCTGCAATAATTCTTTGCGCTAATGCCGATGCAAATATCGATAAAATTTCTTTCATCTTTTTTTTATATTCAATGTGTAACTCATCTCGATCATTGAAAGTATTAACCAAAGCGCGCACTAATTTTTCTTTGGGCAATTTCTGACGCAAAATGTCACCTCATCATTTTTTGAAAAATCCAATACTTCTGAAATATATGTTCCATCATAGTCAGATCCATTAGGCACTAATTCATTTCTCACTTTTTTTTGAAAAGATGCTGCTTTCTCAAAAGTATTGAATACCGCCAAGAGAAAAGAAGCAGTTTTATTGTGCCAACCCACTACATACATTTTTGCATTTTCTTTGTCCAACTTCTGACTCAAAATGTCACCTCACTGTTTTTTACATTTTCTTATGATAAACTTTTCTATTTCAGGCCACATTTCAACATCATAGTCACCAGGCTCATTCAGCCATTCCTCAATTAAATTAATCATCTTTTTATATTTATCTGTTTTTTCTGGAGGAGAAGGCAATGGCATCCAGTAAGTTGCAATTTCATTAGTGCCTCTTGAGTAATCATGAATCCAAACCATATTTTTATCTTCTATTGCAAAACACTCTCCAACGGTAACTTCATTTTTCCCATTTAAAAAAATCAGGTCCTCTTTAATCTTTGGAGTTTTATCTTTAACACTTATCCATTCAGTAGTGGAAATTTTTGCTTCATCTATACTCATGTTTTATCATTTTCTTTAAAGTCTTTCGCTTTCATCTTTTGGCAACTCCGGCAAAGTCATCCAATGTGTTACATTCAGAGTATTGCAGCTATAAGAAGACCAATCGTGAGCTTCTTTATAACATCCATGATAGGCCATAATCTGCATTTCTGTTCCATCTGTCACTAAATACGGACCAAAATCAGCTGGAGAGTGCGCTTTTATATCATTCCACTGCATTTTTTATTCTAAAAATTTCTATTCGCCTGAAATCGATTTTGCATCCAATTTTGTTGAAGTTTAGCATGCATTTCGTAATCATAGGTAGTTATTTTATGAGTATAGACAGCATAGCGTAATGCATCCAAAGCATGGTCATCTTTTTTCAAAGGTCTATCCTCTCCCTTCTCTGATGCTTTAGGATCCCATACATAAGATTCTATCTCTTTAATCAACCCCTTGCATTCATGACATACTAAAAGACTTCCTTTTTGCATTTCAGAACACATAAATATGATGCCATCTGTGACATCGTTATCTGCATCTACAACATGCAATCCTCTTCTTCTAAGTTCTAATTTGAAAGCAGCTGCACTAGGATCTACATATACGGATTTTACACCATAAGGTTCTAAAAACTCGGCTACATCATCCGCATATTCAGAATTTGTCTTCTGTCTTCCTTTAGTTCTAGAGTCCCATATATATTCTTTTTCTACCCATCGAGATATACCCTTTTGCATACTTCTTCCCGTATTGATACCTACAAGGATACAAGCAAAATTATTTACAGTCCCATAATCTATTCCTGCAATCCAATATTCAGCTTGTCGGGGAGGGCGGGGAACTGTATATATAGCTTTATCAAAGAAATCAAAAATAGCGCCTTCTGCTAAACACCATAAACCAAGGTAGTTTCTTTTATAGAATACGCCAGACAGGCTATTCTTAATTCTTTGCTTATAATCATCGTCTAAATAGGGATTGTCTTCTAAACTAAAATGAAGTTGATAATAATTTTTATCCCCATTCTCAGATTTATCTATCCAGGTTTTTAATTTATGAGTAGGCTGAGATGGATTCATAGAAGCAAATCCCATGCTATGAGGATTAGACAATCGAGTATCTATCATGTCTATGATGGATTCTGGATAGAGTGTCATTTCATCGCAATAGGCAAGTGACATGGTTTTCCCTTGAAACTGCCCTATAGATCCTTCGTCTTTTGCTCCTATAGTAGATATAGTCTTATCCAAAAACTTTAATTGTCTTTTGCCTGCAAACCATGTACAAAACGGTCTAAAAAGAGATAACTGTTCACTTTCTAAAAGAAGTCTGATTGCATTCTGATATATTGTCTCAGAAGTATGTCCTATCATAAATATTTGAGAATCAGGACAGACATAAACTGCTTGCATAAAACGGAACAAAGTCCCTACAGTCTTTCCTGAACGAACTGAACCATGCGCTAAGTTCCAGTGAGCCGTACTATTAATAATAAACTCAAGTTGCTTAGGCGATAAGGGAAGCGTCATAATTAAATTATATATATAATAATGTTAAATAAATCAAATATTATAGACAAACCTGAAAATGATTGTAGATTGTATATCAGATCTACATGGGTTTTATCCAGAAATGGAAGGGGAAGATCTTCTGATCGTAGCTGGGAACCATGATACTCAAATGCAAGAGGAAGATTATAAGAAATTATGCAAGAAAGTATTGAAATTGAAGAAGGTATATTCGATAATCTAAATGAGTTTATAGCAAAAAATAATATAAATGCTGTTCATGTATTAAATTTTCTAGTGACCACGTTAACAGGCTATCTTGCAAAAAGCGACTGCCCACAAAATGAGATACACAGATTGTTTAGAGGAATGTCTAGTAGCATAAAATTAATGCGAAAAGATGGGATTTTTAACATGTCACCATCTAAAGATTCTTATAACAAGAGTCATTAATTTATTTTTCACTTGCAATAATTCCTATGTTCTTTACTATGTTAAGGTGAATTAAAGAATTTAAATATTAAGGGAAAGAATATGGGTTGCTGTTTTAGAGTGATGAGTTCGTGTTTTCAGGGCATTCCCACAACGTTGACTTCAAGAGGCGACCCAGATGTAATAATACAAAAATACAGGTGGCCATTTGGAAGAACGTACGAAGGAGCGATTCCGCTAAAATTCATTACAGAAGAAATAGAATATACTACCAAATCAGGAGAAGTAAAAACAAAAAAGGTGACTAGCTCTACTGGGGGAGACGATCAAATTTCTCACCAGCGTTACGCCGATTCTGTATTCGCAGACATACTGATGAATATCTTCAAAGCCGCGATGGTCATTTTGATAGCAATTTCTTTGTTGGGCATAGGAATGGTTATTCAATCTCGTTACAAAATTATACAACAAAAATAAGGGGGAATATTTATGTCGGCAACAGCAGGTGCTCCTCCAGATTGGATGAGAGCTCAACATTATTACGCCACGCATGAACACTATTCACGAAATTTTTCAAAAGAAGAACAAGAAAAAGTAAATAAAATTATGGCTGAAAAGAGAGATGCTCACGAAAATCTCTTTTTGGGACAAGTGATTGCAAGTGCTGCGTCTTTCATTCCAGCAGGTCCTGTTGGTGTTTTTGTTGGTGCTATAGGAGGAGCATTTTCCTCTGCGGCAATGGTAGGTACCATAATAATGGTTGAAAAAAGAGATGCAGAAAGAGCAATCATTGATGAAGCAATGGAAAAGATTTTCAAAAATGTTCGCGTAGAAATAAGCGATATTTTAGACGAACACTTTCAAGAAGCCGATCGATTCATTTGCCCTATTAACCTGTGTCTCCCTGAAGATCCTGTGGTTATAAATTCTCCAGAAATAAAAGTAAAAAAAAGGTTTTTCTTCGAAAGAACCGCTCTCGTGGATTATATAGCAAGACATGGTTATATTTGCCCTAAAACGAGAATAACTTTTGAATCAAAAAATATTCAAACTTCCCTCGAATTTTATCCCACAATTGGAAAGATGTGTCATAAAATACTCAAAGAAGCGCAAAGAGTTAGCAGATGTTCTTTAAGACAATTGCGGTGTTTGGAAGTAATGAGATGTATTTGTCAAAAACAATGTGATACTAAATTTCTTAAAAACAGAAAAGAAGTTGTAGATAAAAGGAATGCCAATCGCATTGGTGATAAGTCATATTATGGAAGAATGTCAAATTTAATGGGAAAATTTGATCCCTCTATCGATGATGTCAACTCAGATGAGGAAAAAGAATAAACCTTAATTCCAAAAAACAAAGCCCCCCGATAAAGAGAGGCTTTGGTTCCATGACATCCGGCCATAGAATTTTAACAAAACAACATTGCCTATTATATATTGTAATTATACATTTTTAAACATATTTGATGCGAAATCCGCTTTTTTTCCAATGTCTTGCCGGATCTGATCCTTTTGTGCGCCTCCCTTTTTGTTGTGCTTTGGAAAGGCAATCTTTGCAAGTATTAGGACGAGATTGAGCAGTAAAAGATAAGGTCACATATTTGATTTCTTTACATCTTCTGCATTCACGCATTTGCATAAGAAATCATCCTTTTTCTGTTTGTAAAAATTAAATTGTATGTATATTGCATATGAATACAAAAATCAAAGTTAAATTTTCAACATGAATAAAGATGAAGAATTGAGAAGGAACATAGAATCTTTTATGTCAGAATTTTCAGAACTCATGGAAAAAAATGAAAACAGAATACCTTTAGAGACTTTAATGATCGGTGCCTTGGCTTCTTCTGCGGCCAAGATTTTTGCAAATGCTTCTTCTAAAAAAGAAGCAAGAAAGTTAATCAGAATTGGCATCTATTATGCAGAATTTGGGATTGACAAGGCTTTAAAAAAAATCAAAGAGAAGAAGATATGACAGAAGAATCACCCATACCAAAAAAAGATGAATTGTTGCAAATACTTGATGAGATGGTGGCTAGAATAAATGATTTGCCACAACATGCTACATTTGCGCCCGTCACTCATGCTGATTTTTGTTCATTATTGATGTTGTTATCTTCGATATTGCGTGCTGATTGAAAATTAGACAATTGATTCATAATAGATATGAAAGGCTTTAGGGTTTCTTCTGAAAAAATTTGATCAGGAGGAACATCAGACTGCCCTAGCCACATTCTTTGCTTACCTAAGAAAATGGCCATAGCAGCGCTCTTTTGAGCTAATTTGTATTGCGTTCTGCGTAAGGAGCTTTTTCCAGTTTCTGAGAATCTTTTATATATTGCCGTGTAAGAGTCTTGATACTCAAGCTCTACGCGTTTCTGCATAGTATCATGATGAACACCAAACCAACTGGCGATTTCAGATTGAGTGCATTGAATAGCACATAGCTTTTCAAATTCATCCCAATCAATCTTTTTGAATGGTCTTCCTTTGCTCTCCGGTTGAGGATTCCTTTTCTTCTTTTCTTCTTCCATGTTCTTTCCTCGTCAAATCATAGTATTGATTCTTTAGTGATTCGTAATATTTTAAAGCTGATTTAGGAACCGGTAGTTTGGGCTTTGGGCTATTGTGTTTTCCTTTAGGCATATCTCACCTTAAAACCATTATTGCTTTCAGTTTTATATCATCAGGTTCGCCATTAAATTCTTCAAGTAATTCTTTTAAAAAAGATTGAATGATAGGGTTGTCTTCGACGAGAGTTATTGGTTCATAGATCAAAAAGGGCTTACTGAGTTTTCTTCCTTCTCCATCTTTAAGAGTGATTGTTAATTCAATTGCCATTTACATATCTTCTTCAAGTTCAAATTGCTCTTCTGCCCAATCTTCTACAAAATTATAGAAGCCATCTAAATTCATAACGTCATCTTTTTTATAAAATTTCTTTGTCATACAATCTTCGTAAAAATTAATTAATATGTCTTTCAGTTTTTCTTCATTTAACCACATATTTTTTCCCATTTTGTTTTATTTTCGCTTCATTTTCAATTTTTTTCTTGGTATCAAATTTTATTTTTGAATTTGATGGGCAATTGAAACATAAAGTAACACTAGGCGCGTATACATTTTTACAAACTGGACACTGCCATCCCCACTGACAATGGTTTTGAAATATTAAATCCATCATAAATGCCTATTCTTGGGTCTGATAATACTTCTTGTTTTACTTTTATGAAGTTTCGCATAAACCACTAAAGATACAAGCATTCCTAATGCAAGAAAAATGTCCATAATATCTCCTATATAACAATAAATATTTTATATATTATCGCTGCCATTATCAATCCTGAAACAATTGCCGACAAAACATATAAGAACATAATCTCTCCTCTAGAATGGAATGGTTTCTTCTTTCACAAACTCCTTATAATCCACTGCCTCTGAAAAATTTATGCTACTCTTTTTACGAAATTCTTTTACTTTATAGGCCAAGGATTCCAATAATTGTTTATTAAAGGCATCTATTTCAAATTCAACAAATTTTAGATAATCAGGTTTTTCGTTCTTTCCACTAGTCAAAAAAGTAGGAAGGTTAAACCATCTTCTGCCTCCGTTTTGAACATGACTGATTTTTCTAAAAATTAAGGCTGTTGGCTTAAGTATGGGAACTTTTATATCTACATAACCAATGGTTTTATTTTTAAAAATTGTTTCGTAGTTTAAAATTTCAACCATTGTTTTTCCTATTTCTTTTTTTTCTTCCCTAAGGCTTTTTCTCCGATTTTTACGATTTTGTCGCGTTTTTTATCTTCTTTTTCGAGCTCTTTTAATTCATGCTCGCTTTTCTTAACGCCTTTCTCAATTTTTCTGATCTTCTTGTCCATTATTTTTTTCCTTTTTGAGGGATTTTAGCGCCCGCTTTTCTTGCCTCACTTAAGGCGATTGCTACGGCTTGTTTTTTATCTTCTACTTTCGGTCCTTTCTTTGACCCGCTATGTAAAGTCCCCTCTTTGAATTCTTCCATAACTTTTTTAATTTTCTTATTTTTTTTCATTTCTGTTTCCTGTTTTGGCGTGTAAATTATTAGGGCTGAATAATCAATACCTTCATAAGAAGGTTGATGATGATACAAAATATCATGAACAGAGCCTTCAGTTTCTGATAAAAATTCGTTTATGTAATATTCCATTATGTCTACGCAATCAGAACTAAATGTAGCTACTCTTATTTCCATTTTGTTTCCTTATCTTATTAAATAAATCATACAAAAAAATACTCCAATAAATGAAATTAATGCCATTATCAAATCTCTTTTAAGTGTATTTTTGACTACGCAGCCGGCATAAATTAACGGTGGTTTTTTCAATTTTTTCATACTTATAACTTTTCTTTTTACAATGCAATTTTTATCTTTTTCTATCAAAAACTATTTTTTAAAAACCAATCTTTCCCAAATAAAAAAAGTTTTTCATCTGGATAATATTTCTGGAATCTCTTTATTTTTGTTTTGCTCTTACTATCAAGATATCCTTTCACTTCAATCCAGTAATGTGTACCATCTAGCTCAGTCACTTTAAAATCAGGTTTATAGCTCCTTACGCCTCGCTTTATAGCTTCAAACCAAAAGGTTTTTGGCTCATATTCCCAATTTCTTATTTTAAGCCCATCCAATAACATTTGAAGGTTTGTCGCTACCTTTACTTCCATGTTCGATCGAAAGTAGATTCTACGGCCTCCTATGGCCTTCCATGAGGCTTTGGCAACGAATGTTCTGGCTCTTTTGGTTGGCTTTGCTGAAAGTCTGATGGCAATCATAAGCTGAGTTTCCTTTTTTTCAGCTCTATTGTAACTTTTTCTTTGAAATCCTTTTCATCTATCCTAAAATGTTTGCATGTCATTCCATTTGAAAATTCTATATATTCATTTCCATATGTTATTCCCTCTATTGACCCCAATTTTATAAATATTTTTTTAATAAATTCTAAATTCTCAGAAAGTGATGTACTCGGTTTCTTTGTTTTTTCAGAAGCGACTTTTATCACCCATCGCAAAATAGAGCGGTAATCGTTCTTCTTCCATTTTGATCTTGGAGTATCCTTTTTCCAATCGCTTAAAATTGAATAAAATTCAGCAACCTTTTCAGCCCCGTATGTCTTTACGAGCTTTTCATGCTCTTCATTGGAAGTATGTACATGTTCCATTCGTTCTACATTTACAGAAGAAAGAGGACGCGGAGGAGGTGCAGCCTCCTTTATCTCTTTTTGTATAGTGGGTTTTGTTAATAGTGGGTTTTGTGTGTCGCATGATGCGACACGGGGGGTGTCGCATAATGCGACTACCCCCTGTCTACTGATGCGACTCCCCCCCCCATTTTTTGCCACCCCCTTATCTATGTAATCGACGTTAATTTCATATTCATTCGGAAGATCGCCGTAGTCTCCTTTTGTCTTAAATTTTAATACGAGGCCCATGTTAACTAGATCTTCTGTGGATCTGACTACAGAAGATTTATTGAGTCCGGTCAGTTCAGTTAGCTGTCTTAAAGAAATGCGGTCTTTCTTTTTATTCCAACCATAGGTCTTACGGGCTATTGCCATAAGCAGTTTGAATTCGGCCGGCGTTAGCTTGGCCATCCAATGGTCAAAAAATATATTCGGAATCGAAGCTGTGTTCGGTATATATGCATTATTCATTAAATTCTCCTTAATCGATGTCATTTGAATTGTGTAGACTTTATCTATCTGACCATTCGACCGAGAAGAGGAGAGGTTTTTTTGAAGATTTTTTCGAACCTTCTTGCCTTTAAAAGCACTTGATTTTACAATGTGCTTGTTTTTCTCCTTTATCTTCGCTTTTGACTGCAGAGAGATAAAGTCTGATGCCCGCTCCGGCGGGCTTCTTTTTTTACCTACATAAAGTATCCAATTTTGAATTTTTTACAAGTTTTTTTAAAACGTTTGAAATTTTAAAAAAAAGAATTGTTTATTTTTTTTTCTTTTAATAAATCTTCTCTAGTGACTAATCCTTCGGTCGCTACTTCTATAAATCTTATCATCTTATTTCCTGGCCTTCTAGTACCATTGATGACTTCGCCTATAGAAGTACGATGATACCCTATCCTGTTTGCAAATTCCTTAATACTTAATCTGTTCTGATGTAAATATTCTTCCAAGTCCATTTCGCTAGTCTCCTTTTGCCAAATACTCTACTAAAAGTCCATTTTAAGTTCAATTGGACATTTTCTGCTTGTTTCAAATGCGTCATTGTGTTATATTTGAACGAAATGCAACAAAAGGTGCAAAAATGAAAGATATGAAGAAGCAAATAGAAAGAGTACATGCGTTCTACAAATGGATTGGTAAGGATATAGAAAGCGTAAATAACGATGAAAAAGTATTCAAATACCAAGGGAAACATTACGTAGTTATTTCCGATGAAGAGTTAATGGAGAAAGGAAAAGAATTTTTCTATCAACTTTATGGAGATGCTTCTAGAGAAGGAAATTTTTATATATATACTGTATTATAAAAAATAAATTGATAAAATAAAGGGGGGAAAAATGTATATGCATCCTGATGAGTTTTATGAAATTGAATGTTGTGAATGCAAAGAAAAAGAGAAAGTTCTAGACGATGTAAAGTATTGGTTTAAAGCAGTGATAGATACACTTTATCATGATGATGATTCTCTTGAAGAACTTGAAAGATATCTCGAAGAATTAGCTTTTTGTATAGGAATGAATGTTCCTGGAGGAGATCTACAGATTATACGGAAAAATCGTACGCTTCAATCTGTTCACACTTCTGAAATATTGCAAGCATGGAAAAATGTAAATAATAATTATCTTAAATCTTTTATACATAAAGGAGAAAAACATGCATCAATCTGATCAAATAAATGAATTGGTAACAGCTTTAGCAAAAGCTCAAGGAGAGATTTCTCCTGCCATTAAGGATAGCACAAATCCTTTTTTTAAAAGTCGTTATGCAGATTTAAAAAATATCTGGGATGCATGCAAATCTGCTCTTACAAAAAATGGATTAGCAGTTTTGCAAACTACTGATTACATTGATAATCAAATATTTTTGATCACCACATTGGCTCATGGAAGTGGTCAGTGGATGAAATCTATTATGCCTATTAATCCTACAAAAAATGATTCACAGGGCATAGGATCAGCCATCACTTATATGAGACGTTATAGTTTGGCAGCAATTGTTGGCGTTACTACAGATGAAGATGATGATGGAAATATGGCAGTTTGCGCTAACAATAATCATGCCAAAGCACAGTCTTCTACCTTTATTACTAAAAGACAGGCAGATGAACTTGATTATATGTTGCAAGGATGTGATGAAATTTATCAAACGCAGTTTTGGGGATTCTTAAAAAAAGAAGCACCAGAAGTACAAACTTTTTCTCAACTTCCACTTCAAATGTATTCTCGCATCAAAGGGGCGCTTGAAAAAAAGTTTAATGAATCTAGCAAAGAATTAGTAAATGCATAGGAGGAAATATGCCCGAATTAGCACAAAATACTGAAGAATGGCTAAAAATGAGAAAAGATAAAATAGGCTCATCTGATGCTCCTATTATCATGGGAATTTCTCCTTGGAGAACGCCTTATCAATTATGGCAAGAAAAGCTGAGTTTAACTGAATCTCAAATTCAAAATAAAGCAATGTCTCGAGGTCATCAATTAGAGCCAAAAGCTCTCTCATTGGTTGAGCAATTAACAGGGCTTTTGCTTTCTCCAATGATAAAATTTCATACTCAACATTCGTGGATGATGGCTTCTCTAGATGCCATTGATGTTGAACAAAAGCATATTGTAGAGATAAAATCTCCTGGTCAAAAAGACCATCAGATAGCCGTATCAGGACAGGTACCAGAAAAATATTTTCCTCAATTGCAGCATCAGATTGAAGTTTGTGGGGTTGAATTTGCGTTCTATTTTTCTTTTGATGGAGAAGATGGAATTCTTTTGAAAGTTTATCGTGATGATAAGTATATAAAAAATTTGATTTCCAAAGAAGAACAGTTTTATGAATACATGCAGGAACTGGTATCTCCTCCTCTTACTCAAAAAGATTATCAAGAAATTAATTCTTCACATTGGAATAGCGTGACTGATGAATGGAAATCTATTTCTTCTCAAATTTCACGATTGGAAGAGAGAGAAAAAACTCTCAGGGAGACTATCATATCTATGTGCCAAGACAAGAATTCAAAAGGAAATGGGATTAATGTATCTAAATCACTAAGAAGAGGACTGGTAGATTATAAGAAAATACCAGAAATTTCTCATGTTAATTTAGATTTTTATCGCAAAGAGCCAATCATTTGTTGGAAAATAATCAAAAATTAGTATCCTACATTTTTATATATCTGGATGTAAATTTTCATAAATATAAGATGAGGAAACATGATCATAAAATGCCTATTGCCATTTTTTTTGGCTGCAAATCTATTCGGATGTCCAAACTGTATGTTAAATACAATGCAGGAAATAATAAATCAAATAAGTTATACTATAAATGATTTTCCATTATCTGTTCCAAGTAAAGAAAATTTAGAGTATTATTACAGAGGGATTTATGATGCTTACAATCATTCATTAACCATTATTGAACAATATAATATTGATCATGATAGTACAGATTGAAAAACATCTTTTTATGCTACTAAATAAAATCCAGAGAAGTACATGGTCGTAGCATTTGCAAACATTGCATCAGTAAGAACAATACTTGCACCCCCAGCCGTTGGAGAAGAAGCTACCATAGTTGCTGTTGTAGTTGCTCCAGCAGTTTGAAGTCCCAATGTAGTATATGTTGCTGTAACTGTAAGACCAGCATAAAGATTCAAAGACATTGTATATTGTGCTGACGCTCCTGCAGTTATGGGAAGTCCTGTAAGAGTAGCAGTGCCAGTAGAAGAGCCTTTATTTGTTGTAATAAATGCTCCATTTATAAAAACAGCATTCCCAATCATTGTAAAGTTACCACCTTGAAAAGAATAAGTAATTCCAGTTGTTCCTCCACCAAAAGCAACTCCTGGCGTCCAAGTGCCTGTTCTTCCAAATGATCGATTTGTAATTGTGGTGGTATTAATAACCGAAGAAGTATTGCTATATGCTAGGCCAGAATGAACTAAAGTACCAGCCCCAGTAATTGCAGCAGCGTTTGATGAACTGATTGCAGTATTATAAATCGACAAAGTAGTGCCTGATCCCACTGAAACCGCTGATGCAGTTCCTGAAATCAATGTCCCGCCAACTATTGTATTGGTTGCTCCTGTTCCCGCGGTAGTAATAACAGTAGTATTTGTGCCTAATTGTATCGTGGTGTTAAAAAAATTAATCAAGCCAGTACCACTTGTTGTAATTGGCATTGCTAAATTTGAACGGAATGAATTTATTGTTCCCGCGCTTACGGTACTAGCTGTAGTTGATGCACCTGAATTTCCAATTCCCGCATTGATCAATGAAATGAAACCTGCACTAGTAGAAGCAAAAAGCGAAATTCCTGTCGTTCCTATATTACCATTACAATCAAATATATTTACACTTGATCCTGTATCCGAAGAAGTATGAGAAATGCCCGTATTATTCGTACAATTGAGAAAACAATCAGTGAGATTAACAACTGATGCTGCTGTGCCAGTTACAGCCAAAAAGAACGCGCTATTGGTTTGCAATCGGATACCAGAAATAGAAACTGAACCAGCTGCTGTGAAGGTACAAGTTCCAATAATTGTGACATTAGGTGTGAACGCATCTCCTACAAAAGCTGTTAAATTTACTCCTGCTTTTAAAGTAATATTTTCAGTATATGTTCCAGGGCGGAGAAAAATAGTATCTCCTGAAGATGCTGACGTTAAAGCAGAAGCGATTGTGGTATGAGTACCATTAGCTACTAATGCATCTACTATAAATTTTGCTGGACCATAGTTATTTGTTGATAAAGCATGCGTAAATGTCATATTTTCCTCTTAATTAGCTTAATACCCATGTACCTGTAAATCCCGCAATTGCACACCAACAAGTATCGCTTGCTCTATAGGTCAATTCTACTGAATCTCCTTGTAAAGTGGATACTGCTGTACCTCCCGCTGAAGTCACAAGAGATCCCATTCTTATAATTTGAGTGCCTGGAGCATCAATAGTTAAGACCTGAGAAGCATGATCTACGAAGAATTTTATAGTATCTCCCTGTACTGGAGATGCAGGAAGAGTGCCTGTGGCTGTTCCTGTAATGAAATATCCATTATTTTTTAGTGGTGAGAAAGCTCCAGATACATCATTCCATGTGAAACCACCGCCTCCAGCCATTGTAACAAATCCAGTAGCAGCTACTGCAAAACTGGCAGAATCGAAATTGCTTAGTCCTATTTTTGTCGCATCAGCTGCGGCCAATGCTTGAGATATTTGTACTTCTATAGCTAATGTATTAGCACCGGTACCATCTGAACGTACTGGATTGGTTCCTGCTGCTACTACAGCGCCATTAATAGTCACAAGCCCTGCAATTGTAGGAACAATAGGACTTGTCCCTGTTTGAACAGCAATAGAATCAATTGCTTGTTCGCCCCCTGCTAAATCTAAAGTAATATTAGGATTAGAATAACCAATATTAATTGTTCCTAAAGGAGATGTAAGATTACCTAATTTAACATGACGTGCAGCTGTAGAGCCAATCCATAGTTGGCCATTCGTTGTCATTGCACCGCCACGTTCAGTTCCATCAAAAGACATATTGTCTGTAAATGTGATAGTTTCTAGACCTACTGTAGAATTATTACCTGCCATGTCAGTTTACCTGCCTGAACTCTAAAAGAGAGTTCCAATTAATTGTGAGTCCCGCAACGCCCTGTACAGTTATTATTATATTATTTCCACTTGCTGATAAAAATATGTCCGCAGTTATTAAAGCTACGCTTTGAAATGTATCATGAAATTCTGTACCCAACTCAGTAGCCGCAGCGCCATTAGTAATATATCCTCCTGAAAATGAATATGCTCCAGCTGCTGGTCCCGTGTTAGTAAATGCTTGTACATTACCATATACATAGTAAGTGCCTGCAACAGCAGGAAGAGCAAATGTGAGTATAGTTGTAGGAGTAGCATCTATAGTAGTAAGTATTCCTGTTTGTCTATTTGTAAGTTGTATGGTTAAAGTATTACTGCCACTGCTTCCATCTGTTTGTATGCCATTATCATTATTATCAATTGTATCTCTACCAATCTCATTCAATACATTCGCAGCAGGAATAGCTGGAGAATTTACATCAGTAACAAAACTAGTTGGAACTGTTGGGGGCACTGGACCCGAGGCTAAACTTTTATATATCTGGCTCAAACTAATTTACCTCGCGTATATGATTGCAAGACTAAAAATACCCGAACCTGCAGTTCCAATTATTTGAAATTGAGTATGTGCATCGGTTGCGAAAGTAGGCGCATGAGCCGCATTCCCTCTTAGATCTAATACTAATGCTTCGCCAGCTGAGAAAGTCTTCCAAACTGCCCCATTAACAACAAACTGTACAGATACTGTTGATTGATTATCGATAACCATTACAACAGCTGGATAAGTAGTAGGGGTGCCCAAATTTTGAGCCACTCCTGTGAAAGGACCGCTTACTGTCCTTTCTGTGTCAAATCCAACTCGTCCACCTATATATGGATTACTACTCATTATGCCTCTTCAGGTTCTGTCGCTGATTCATTAACTGTTTTTTTCTTTTGAGACTCTTTTATTTTCTCTTCTATTTCTGCTACCATTTTCGTAAGTTGAAAAAGAGCTTCTTTTACATGTTCAATGAGAGAATCATTGTCACAAAGTAGATGATATAACTTTTCATCAACTTGTGCTGTCAGTTGGATTATGTTTTTTAGCATATCATTCCTTAAATTTTAATTTTGCATAAATTAATTTTAATTAACAATCATCCAGCCAATCACAGACACATCTGAGGCTTGTAAAGCAGTAGCATCGGCTGCTTGCAAGGCATTAATCACAAATGAAGTGGCGGCTACAATCGTTCCCACTGAAAGTTGTCCTAATGCAGCAGCTCCTGTAGATCCTATTGACTGTCTCCATATATAAATTAAAGAATTTGCGGTTACAGATGTAGTACTTACAGTGGCTGTACCTCCAGCAAGAGTTACTGATCCAAATGAGTTTGCGCCAGCAGTCGTAGTCGTAGCAACGCTAGTACTAAGTATTTTATTTCCTGCTGTTCCTAATACTAAGTTTCCATTAGTAGCAGTAATAGCTCCTAAAGTTGCAGTAATTCCTGCAGTATTAGTTAGAACACCTGTAGTAGACCAAGAAGCTGCATTAGAAGTACCTAATGTTGCAGAGGCTGCTATAACATATGCATCTGAAGCAGAATTATCTATACCTGTTGTCCATGTTGTTATTCCACTCACTGCATATTGAGAATAAGGATCCCCTGCAGATGCACCACCTACGGCAGCTTGGAAACCAGCGTTTGAAGTTCCGGAAGTATTATCCGAATTGGTCGCTTGATAATTT